TTAAATCAAGTCTTCCTTTCTCAATATAGTTATAATAGGTTCTTTACTTATCTCTTTATATTCTCTCCAAAGAAGTTCTATAAAATCATTTATTGGTATATCATACCATTCTCCGGAATCTTTCATAAATAATTTTCTGTTCACATCATTTTTTCTAATAAATTTATTAGCATAAGCTGTTCGTAATGAAACATTAGTACATTTATGAAATTCTTTATCATTTAAAATTTGTTCAGCCAATTTTTTTCTTTCTTCTAAGGCATTGTTTTTTTGTTTTTCTTTAAATAATGCAATTTCTTCTAAATGGCTATCTATTATCCTTTTACAAGCATCCTCTGGAGTTTCTATATCTACTCCCACAATACACTCATTATCTTCAACTTCTAACATCATTCCGTCATACATACAATATAGAATCACACCGACTGGTTTACTATAATCTTGTTTCGATATTTTTATATTGTATTCCATAATTTCATCTTTTAAGATAGTAAGCATTTCATTATCAAGATGGAATTTATTAATAACTTGTTCATCTATAAGTAATCCATATCCCTTTAGATAATAATAGAAATAAAACATATTATTAATATTGTTATCATGAGCAAATCTTATAAGTTCTTCTATCCCATCTAATTTAATCTTATTTTCAGTTTCAATAAATTCAGTTAATCTATATAAATTAATATTTTCTTTTTTAAATTGCTCTAATAATTCTTGTTCTGTCTGCATAATTTAAATACCTCTTCTGTTATTTAGTAAAATTATTTAATCATATATTAACATCTAATCTAAATTTGATTGGCATTTCTTTAGTTGATTTGCTTAAATAAAACTTTTCTAATTCTTCTTGTGATAAAGAATTCTCTTTACTTTGATTTTCAAAATTTTCAGCATTTGCACATGGATTAACTTTTATATATGAAAATTTTCTATTTATAGCATACTCCTGTAATTTCTTTATATAATACGATGATATTCCTTTCTTTCTCATCGTAGTATTATTAACATTTAATAATTCTAATGTAATAAAACTTTCTGAATTTATCATCTTAAGAAATCTAGACTTACTTGATTCATAAAATTCCATTGTGAAAATTATTTCTTTATTTTCGTAATCATATAAACAAAATTTTGCACTATATTCTCTGCAATGTAGTTCAGTATACTTTGTATTCTTTTTTAATAATTCAGAGTCATCAAATATAAATTTAATTTTTTTATCATTTAATTCTTTAATATCTGGTATTCCCCATTCTTCAGTAATAATTTTATACATTTTTTGATTCATACCATTTCTCCTTGTTTCTATGACAGTATATTTGATTTGAATATAATATATAATACTTTTCCACAAAACTATTAAAATTCCTTTATTTTTAATAGCATGTAAATACTACCTATACCCAAAAATAAGATAGGAATATATAAATATATTCCTATCTCTGAAAAAATAATTTAGCTTGTACATTATTCTAAATTCATATTCTACACTTTTAAAGCTAAGAACATATTACTAATTAATCCACTAACCAAAAAAAAAGGTATTATTAATAATAAATACGTTCCAATAATTTCACTTTTAGTTACTTCAATATTATACATTGGGTCTCTTATAACTTTTCTCAAGTCGTTAATTGTTTCTAAAATATATAGTATTAGTGTAACCGAAACAATAATTAAGCCTATAATTTGAAAAAAAACGAACGTTACATCAGCACGATAATTTTGAAATGTCTTTATAAAATTATCAGTATTTTCAAGCATCTTTTTAGTATTAATAAAAGTTTCTGACTTATAAAATGGATTATATATAAATATAAGCATTATAAATAATGGAATCCATTTTGATGTATTGAAATATAAATATTTTTTATCAATATATACTTTCTTCGATAAAATTAATAACAATAAGCAATTTATAAGCAAAGCCAATATTCCAAATATAATAATCCAAAATATTATTAAATCTTGATATGTTATATAAAACTTTATTACTATTGCAGTAATAATTCCTCCTATAATTAAATATCCCCAAAAATCATCTGGATTACTCTTTCCATTTTTCTTACTTTTTTCCTTAGAGGAATTACTCTTATCCATTTTATAATTATTAATGGTATAGCTGTTTGTTACTGTATTAAATGAATTGTTATTAAAACTTTTATCAATATTTACTTTATTATTACTATTAGTGTTTGTATGGGACGATGGCATAAATATCGTAATAAAAAATGAAAGTATTGATACAATCGAGCCCACTACCCCAATAAGTGTAATATTATCCATTTTCTCACCTCAATTGAATTAATATGAAATCATTTTACACCAAATAGTTCCATTTTTCAACTTCAGTATACCTTTTTTTGCAATTGTATACGTTACATTCCTGCTAATACTATTGCTTTATTATCTAAAATTTTAGTTCCGGTTTCTGTATCTATCACAGTTAAGTAAATATTTGTTACTGTTGAAACTGAAGCATTCTTTATACTTATAGAACTATCAGACTTTCTTGTAACAACTATTTTCCCAGAATTAATAAGTGCTTGAGTATTTGCATCAAAACTATAATCTATATGTAATGTTGGGGCGACTACACCATCCAAATATTTAAAAGTTGTGAGTGTAGTTGTCATGTACGTTTTGAGCTGAGTTATACTCTGACTAAACGCATAATTATAGCTAATAACTGTTTCTACTGTTTTTTCCTCGACAGTTATCGCTAAATCTACACTTACATTCTTATAGTTACAACTAATAGTCACACTCCCTGCAGAAAAACAAGTTACGAGTCCGGCTGAATTAACTGTGGCAATTGCTTCATCTGATGATGTATATATAATAGTAGGATTTTCTACTACTACCGAATTATCTGTACAACTAGCAACTATTTGAAAAGTATCCGTTTCAACAAGTGATTCTCCACTACTATTTAAAGTTATAGTATAAATATGAGGTACACATATACTATTAAATCTACCGGTAATAATTAATATTCCTTCTTTACTATCATCTATACTTATTGCGTCATAACTCCCCCCTGAATATATAATTAAATTATTTTGTGGAGTTGCACTTGTATAACTACATGACGATTTAGGAATTATAAAATTATATTGATCGTGAACCTCAACAAGTTGTTGCCCCTGAGTATATACCCCTTTAACTTTATCTACTACAGCATGAATATCTTGTAATGTAGATTCAAGTGTAATTTTCAATGCTTCTCTAATTGTTCCTTTTATGTAAGAACTATCAATTACTTTTTGAGTATCAATAACCATATATATAATTGAATCTATTGTAATATAGTCACCTTTCTTTAATGATTTATCTGTAATTATATTTTTCAAATCAAATTCATTTTCCTTAGAATCATCATTTTCGGTTACTAAAAATCTGCAATCATTATCATTTATTTTACCATCTATACCTTGAAAGGCTATTAGGTGCTGATAAAAAATATCTTTTCTACTCATTAATATTCCCTCCTACCAAGCATAAAATCTTTTTTTCTTAGGAAGTAAAATTGCAACATCTGGTGTGATCGCAAAAGGGTCTTGGTCATTAAAATTATATAATTGCCCATCTGTACTATAAGATTTAACACCATTAATTTTAACTGTATCCATTTCTTGAGCCCTTGCAATAAGTCTTTTAATTGCTAAAGCATATTTACTTTCTATAGTCGCATCGTCTATAGTTTCATTTTGTAAATATCTTTTTATTGCTAAAATAGCACATTGTTTATATTCTTCATATGTCATTAATATCCGCTCCTTTTCCGTAAAAAAAATAGGGTAAGACAGGACTATATCCCATCCTACCCTTATGTATATTTTTTATAACTATGGAGTTACTACTGGTTCAGCACCACTTGTAACAACATAAATACATGGTTTAGCATTATCTAATACAAAAGCATCATAGTAATATCTTATATTTAAGAAGGTACCATCACCATCATTACCAGCATCTCTTAATTCAAGCTTAGAATATTTTACTGGAGATTTTGTTGCACTTGGAATAGTAACAATAAATTGTACACCCTCTGGTAAGTAACTTGAAGCAACCTTAATTACTGGCATACCATCTATTTTAGCTACTACACCTTCAGTTCTTTCTTCTTTTGAAACTTCTTCATCTAAGATTATATCTTTAGAGTTTTTTAAAAATTTATAAGTTTTTGGTGTAACTATTAGAACTCTGGCAAATTCTGGAACACCTGCATCATCTAATACTTCTGTAGCATCAGTAATTAAACTAAATACATTAGTAGCACTAACTGTAGTTCCATATACAGTATTACCTGCATTATTAACTATAGTTTTATATCTATACTTATCTACTGTTGGTTGTAAAGTTAATCTGATATATTCACCTAATAACATACCTGCACTAGCACAAGATTCTTCTTCATCCATTCTATCAATAAAAATATGATCTGAAATATCTTGACTTAACGTAAATGTTTCTGGTGCTAATCCAATACCTCTAGTATCTCCATACAAAGATTTACCACTACCATTTTGTGCTAATTGGTCACGCCCATATTTTTGAACAGTTGTTGGTACAGTTACTTTATGGTAAATTACTGTATTTACACCAACAAATTCTCCTGCTTCATCATCAATTACCATGTTTGACTTACTTGCTTGAAGCATTACCTCATCTATTTCGTTACTATATTCTTTTCTTAAATCAATTGCCATTATTAATCTACTTCCTTTTCTATGTATTTGTACTTACGTACCAAATCTTGTTCTTTAAAGTCTGCAATTACAAAAAGACATAAAAAAAGAACCTTATCGACTCTATATCGTTTCAAGTCCTGCATAAGATTCTTTATAAATATATATTTATAAATATATATTTATAAACCTAATCCCTTAACAAAAGTATCTTTTGGTTTGCTTAACCCTTGTCCTTTTTCTGGGATAGGTGGATTTTCTGTAATCTTACTGTTAATTCCTCTAGTAACAGCAGTATTATATAATTCACTTAATTTTTCTATTGTTTTATCATTAGATTCTTCATTGTCTGATAATTTAATTAAATCTAACCAATCAGTACCAAATCCTTTATCACTAAGAACTTTTGTATACTTAGCTTTCATTTCAGACTGTGCTTTTTCAACTTTTATTTTTTGAATTTCAGCTAATGCTTCATCTAATTTGATTTGATCTGGTGTTTTCCCCTCATTGGATTTAGCTTTTATACCATCTTCAACTAATTTAGGTAACTCATTCTTACTAAAGTTTTCTTTATATTTAGAAACACCTTTACCAACTCCACTATCTAAGCTAGATTGATAATAAGACTTTGCTACCTCATTGATTTCAAGAATATTTTTAAATTCATCTAATCCAATTGAGTTTGAATCAAAAGTCTTAGTTAATCCTTCAACACCTTGAATTGTTTCATTTACTTCGGCATCGTCTGCCATGTCTTTTAATAATTCTAATAATTCTGTTTTTAACATTTATAAAACTCCTTTCGTCCAAGTAAGTGACATTACTGCCCAAACAAGTACATTAAAATTTAATTTTGTATATAAAAATAAGACTAATTCGGCTAGTCTACAACCCTGTTGTAATACATATTTTATTTATATATTGAGTTCCATCCACGACAATTTGCGTGTATTGCCCCATCTGGTGCTTCATCAATATCAAAAGGTTGTTCTGAGATTGCCTCACAATCCAAACAAATTCTATCATCTAGTATTTCGTGTCTATAGACAATTTTAATCCATGCTTCTTTGGCAAGTAATATAAAAGAATCATTCTCTGTTCTATTGACTTCACTTTCAGTTAATCTTTTTACATCATAATCATTTATATTGTAAGTTTCTTCAATTTTATCTTTTATAGTGTTAACATCAATTGTGCCAGTTATAAACTCTTGAATATCATTGTTTAGATTATTAGCAATTTTATTTTCATTGGCTTGAATTCTTTTAGTATAAACTTTACCTTTATATTTCTTATTAACTATATCTTCAATATCTTTTTGAGTATATTTTCCACCATAAAAATCATAAGTATTTATAGCAGTTTCTTTTAATATATCAGTTATTATTTTGTCAGTTAGTTTAACTTGTTTATTAAAGAATGTTGAAATAATTGCTAAGAATTTTTTATTTAATTTCAGCTTTTCTGTATCATTTAATTTCATTATAGAATCATTAATTTTATATAATAAAAGCACAAAAGCAATTTCTTTTAATAATTTATCTTTATTGCTTTTATGCTCCTTATAAATTTCTTCTATCTTTTTATTGGCTTCATCATACAAACCTTTTATGAATTTAATTTCATCATCTTTATTATGCTTGTTCTTGTCCATCATTATTATCACCTAAATCCTTAGATTGACTAAAATCAATTTGTTGTAACTTCTTTTTATTTTCTCTATCAATACGTGCCTGTTCTATTTCCACGTTATTAATAAACGGTAATAATCCTCTCTTAGTCTCATCAGAAACAACATCATGAGGAATTTGTGAAATGATTTGTGCAATCATAGCAATATCTTGAGGAACGCAAGGTGTAAATTCTATTGCTATTAAATTTTCATCAAAATCAATTTCACCATTTGAAGTTAATCTCAACCAATTAAATAAACATTGAATTCTTTTTCTAATAATGTCCTCCATTGCTGCTTCATTTGCTCTTACTTTCGATTCAAGAGACTGAAGCTTCGACCTTAAACTTACACCACTTAAATTACTTTGTAGTTTTTCATTATTATCAATATGTGAAGTTAATGTGAAAATTAAATCTTTAAAATCATCTCTAGTATTCTTAATAAAACTATCATTTATATTTTTAATTAACCATTCTGCATTAGCTTCTTTATTTTCAAAATATAAGATTGCATTATCACCAACTATAGGTTCTTTCTTTAAAGGTATTCCATCGTCACCTAAAACTACTTGTCCATTCTCATCAACTTCATCTTCTAAATCTATACCATAGAATTTTAGAATTGCATTATGGAAATCAGTAATTTCTTGTGTTATATCAGAACAATTTTGCTCTATTGCAAGTTGTAATGTTTTTATTGTTCTATATATTGTTTTATCTCCTTCAATATAACCATTTTCCTCTGTATATCTTACATTATCTACTACACCATAACCAACTGGTAAAGTCCCCATATTATGAGCTTTTATACTTATTATATTAAATGCTTCATCTAAATAATAAACGTATTTATTATCATATACATCTATAAAATCTACTAATTTAGGTTTTTTTCTTGGTGGTCTTATTACATTCTTACTATGAACATATATAAAGAACTTTGGTACATTATATTCATTTACCCATATATCACTATTTAATGGATTTAGATAAAGATTTTTAAACTTATTATCTTCAGTAATAAAACTAATTTCATAACCTAAATGAAATTCTACAAGTCGCTTACCTGCACCATCATCATATCCTGCACCATTACCTTTTAAATGGTAGTCTATTAAAGGGATTGCACCTTTATGTCTTTCATCAAGTGCCTTATATGTAACTTTATTTCCAAAACTATATAGGGCTTCTTCGTCAACTAGCTTTTGTACAAAGTTAGTTTTGATGCGAGCATTACTTCTATTTGGAACGTTTATTGCTGGTTTTAACTCCTTAGTATTACCAAAATAAACCTTGTCCAGTTCTAAATAATAATCAAGATTATTTCTATATCTTGCATAACATTCTTTTACATCTTCTATATCTAAAGTTATTTCTGGAATTACTTCGGTTTCATCATTCATATTTATATTTGTACTAATATTTTCCATATATTATTAAATTCCCCTTTCTATTATCTTCTTTTATATAGGTCATTAATTGAACCTACTCTTAAAATACTTCTTGTTTTAAGTTCTTTAATTCTAGTACATAATTCTGCAACAACGTCTGGGAAATCGTCATGTGCTGAATAATCGCACCCTTGGAACTCTCTCATTTGTTGTATAGCTTCTTGACTATCATCACATTCAGAATTAAAAATTATTTTCCCGTTATTAACTCCATCTATAATAGTAGAAATTTTTTCATCTTTATTTCTTCTTTGATTTTCATTAATAAATTCAAATCTTCTACCTTTTAATTTAGGATTTTTATATATTAATGACTTTATTTCTGTTACATCTGAACCAGAATAGGTTTGTTTTTCGATATATATTGTTCTTACATCTTCATTTCTTTCTAAAACCTTAATAACTTCTTTGCAGTAATCTTTAAATAAAAACTTTTTCATTACTATATCTTTTATACAAACAAATTCATTATCAGTTTCAGAACCTACAACTATACAGGTATAATCGCTACGCTTTCCTACTGTTGATGCAGTATCAATACACATCATTGTCTTAGTAAATCTAAATGAATCAATATATTCTTTATTATGTTCTGTTATAGACTTAAACCATTTCTCACCAATGCTAGTTCCATCGTTCATTTTTTCGCTCATGAACGTTTGTCTATTCTCCCAAAACTTAACTGCTAAATCGTCAAAGCAATCCCATGAATCTTCCCATAAAACAGGAAAGTGCATTTCCTCTTTATGCTCCAAGTAAAATTGTTTAGCTGATTCTATTGGATTTGGGTCTTTTGGATTAAAATATAATTTCTTACAGTCCAACCATAAAGGAGTTTCAAAAATATCATCTACAGTTTGTCCTTCTTCAAGAATGATGGCTCTTTTCAAAATAGTGTAATAAGAATTATTTCTTGATAATCTACTAATTAAACAATTTAGATGTAATATAGTTCCTATTGATATAATTTTGGTAGCTTTATTTACTTTGGTTCTAACTCCATTTACCATACGATAAGTAGCAGTATTTCCCACCTCTTCGACTTGCTTACACCATAAGTCATACTTTTTATTTCTGGCTTCTTCGGTCAAAATGTCTTTATCGTCTTGAGCATCATCACCGATAACAAGTGTTGGACGTTTACCATTGTATTTTCTACCTCTTATTGAAGTATTTGAACCTACACTTTGAAGGTCACAACCATTAGTGAATTGAATTTCAGCTTGATTTACTGTGAATTTTTTTCTATCAATTAAATATCCAAAGTTTTCAATTATCTTTTCACTCCCTAAGAATACTTTCTTTATTTCTTCTAAGAACTTTGTTGCACCATCTTTATCTTTATTGATTAGAATAGTAAATATAGATTCTTCATAACAAACACACCATACAATTACAGCTAAATCAAATATAGTTGTCTTAGCAAAACAACGAGGACATACAATATTAGCTTTGTCTATTTCATCCTTAATAAATATCCTATTTGCTAGTTCCCATAATTCGTAATGGTCTGGTGAAAGCTTCTTTGCTTCATTATCATCACTTGGCACGAATATTGACCTTAAAAAGTATTCACAAAAAAAGCCAATGTCTTGTTTTCCTAGACTTTTGGCTAATGTTTTAATATCTATTGTATTTATAAATTCTATTGCTTGGTCATATCCATAGTGTTTTGTTAAATATCGTCTTAATACAAATAACTCAAAGACTTCTTCATCTTCAAATTCAATATCATCATAGTATATTTTCATGTAATATCTCTCCTTTCCTTAAAAATGGGCATAATAAAAGAAGGTAACTTGACATTACCTTCTAAATAATTTTTATATTCTGTTGATTTTACTAGCTTACAAGCCCCTTAGTTTAAAAATTTGGTATAAAATTTTCTGTAGGTTGATGCGGCACGCTTTCTCCTGTCGAATTTTAGAATATACCCGCCTATTTTGTCGCAATATAGAGTAGTCCTTCTACAAAAAAGATTACTCTATACTATTTATTTATATTTATGCTTCTTCAATTAACTCTTTTTTATATTTATAATAAGTATTACGTGCTAATCCTATAAGTTTCATAGTTTCAACATCATTCAATGATCCTTGAAAGTCCTTTGAATACTTTATTATCTGTTCTTTAGCTTCTATACTCTTCTTAGTAATTAACTTAGCACCTTGTTTCTGTCCTATTTGCTTACCATTTAATCTTGCAGTCTCTATACCTTCTTTAGTTCTTTGGTGTAAGTCTGTTACTTCCTTCTCTGCTTGATTAAATGCTATTTTTATTTGCTCTTTAGCTAGTGATAATAAATACTTATTAATTCCTTCTAATATAAAGTCAACATTAGTATTAGTCATTTGAATATTATTAGTTAAAGCTTTCTTATATGTGGCTGTATTTATATGTTGTTCTTTAAGGAATACTAATTCTATTCCCCTATTAAATAAGTCTTCATATAATGTATATCCTTCTTCACTATTTCTACTCATACGTGATACTGAATCAAATACGATTGTATCACCTTCTTTAACATTGTCTAATATCTTATTGAATTTAACTCTGCCATATACTTTTGTACCAGTATATACTTCATCAACTATAATTGCGTTTGGGTAAGCTGATAATATATTTCTATGTTGACGTTCTATTGATTGTTTATCTGTACTTATTCTGCAATATCCATATATCTTACACATTATTATACACCTCTTAGTATTAAATTTAACGACCGTTTCTTTTGATACTCTAATTATATACCCAATGAATACCTAAGTCAATAACTTTTGATACTTTTTATAATAACGTTAGATTTGATACTGATTATATTCTTTTATTATTTATAAGATATATACAATATATTTAATAAATGTACTCTATATATCTTATAATTACCCCTAATATTTCGGTATAAAAATTGCTTTAAGTCTTGATTTTTACTAGGTTTGGTAGTATAATTAAGGTAGATAAATTATACCCTTATCCACCTTAATTATATATATTATTTGGCTCTATTTATATCTATTATTTTATTATCATCTGGTAACTTACTAATTTTACTAGATAGATCAACTATATCTTTGTTATTATCCTTAGTTTCCGTTACTGTTGAATCGCTCTTTTGACTAGCCTTACCATTAACAGCTTCATAAAGAAATGTTAGAGCATCAAGTTTTACTTTCTCTGACGAACTGTTAAATGCAATTTCTTCTATTTTCGACACGTATATGTCAACTTTTCCCAATATCTTATTATTGGCTTGAGTTTTGATTTCCTGTTTGGCATTGTCAAGTGCGAACCTAAAATCATCATCCTTTAACCAGTCATAAATAGCAGTTCTTGAACAAGGTACTAAGTCCTTAATCTCTGTATATTTCAAGCCTTTGAGGATTAATTCAATGCACTTATAATGCTTCTCTGTTAATACCATAATACAATTTACCTCCCTTTACAAACTTTACACTTATATATAACAACCTTACATTAAATCTTTTATAACGTTCCATAATTAACTAATATCATAGTCATACTACCTAAGCCAATATCACGATTAATCATTAAAGATTGTATATTAAATCTATCATCATATTTAATTTCATAGTCTTGTTGAATCATTATAGGACATAACTCACCATTAATTTTAATAAAGGGGAATCTAGTATCATTAACTATAGATTCTGTAATATCGTTATTTACTACTTCATTAATGACTTCACTAGTTGGTTCTATTTGTTCACCTGTAGTATCATCATTAGTTGTGGTAGTTGTTTCAGAATTATCAACAACTTCTTCTGTTATTATAGGCTCAGTAGTTGCTGTTTGTTCTGGAACTATAGATTCTGTAGTCACCTCTTTATTAGGAATTAAATTTTTAAATGTTATATTAAATTTTAAATACCTAGCAATGTAGTTCTTAGGGATTAATTCAACATAATCATTTGTTAATGTAGTTATTCCAATATCTTGTATTAATTGACCATCTTCTATAACTATCGTTTTTACCTTATCCATATGTTATCTACTCCTTAATTGTATTTTTCAATAAATATTCCGTTGCAATTAGTTTTATTGCATCACATTCACTATTTAGAGATAACTCCATTATTGTATCTAAATCTAAAACACTATCTTCTAAATCACTTTTAAACTTAATATAATCTAATTACTTATCAAGTTTTTCAAGCTTTTCATGTTTTTCATCTTGCTTATCAAGATACTTTTCTATTAGATTGTTCCCTAATTTATCCAATACCGTATTGCTTATTTCTGAAATTCTATTGTTAATAGCTTTATCAACCATAAATTCTATCTTATTTCTTTTTTTTAAAACGTCGTCTATTAATCTCTTAAATATTTTGCCATCTTCAATAATCAAGGTATCTCCCCCTAGTGTTATAGTTCCAATATTGTTTTTATTCCATCTAGCACTAAATTTTTCATTACTACTTAATATCTTATCTATAGTTTTATGTTCATTTATTACATCATTTATAAGACTTCTAATCTTATCTACTTTAAGATAAGCATCTACAGTACAATCACTTATAACCCCATGTAAATATTTTTCTATATATCTATCATTTAAATCTTTCACTACATATTCCATTATTCTAATTCTCCTTCTTTTAATACATTTAATACACAATATTTTTGATATGATTTACCTATCGAATTCCATTCAATGCCATATAAAACTACATAATCATTTTCTTCTATTTTACTTGGGTGGTCTATATATACTAATCCATGAGTATGTAAAGGACTGCCTGCTTCGGTTGTTAAACCAGTACAAGTTTCCCTCCAAGGAAGTAAATGTTTATTTATATATAAATCATTTTCATATAATGGTAAGTCTCCAATATTTATAGTTAACGGATTCACACTTGATACCTTTCCAATTGTAAAACCATCATCAATTATATTCTTTTGAAATTGTGTATTCATTGATTCTATTAATTGATTAGCAATTATTTTACTCTTATTCATCTATATCACCTCATCATTACTTTTTCTTACACATATAAAAAAGTAACTATAAATAAAATTAATTACTATAGTTACTTTTTCTTTTCTAAAAATGGATTAGATAATTTAGCCAAGGCAATATCATTTTCCATTTTCTCTTTTTTCATTACTAACATACTTGCTGTATAAAACATTCGCTCTAAACTTGAAGATTGCTGTAATTCTGTCAATGACATTCCATGCCTGTCCAAATAATGGGCGTATGTATATAAATCAATATCGCCCTCAATTAGTTTTTTAGGTCTTCAACTTCGTCCTTGAAAATAGCATCAGGATTAGTTGAAGTTAAACCATTTAATTCTTCCAACATACTTATTACTTTTGCTCTTTCACTATCATTGAACAATCTTTCAACTATTCTCCATGTATCTCCTTTATCACAACCATATGCTTTTAATAAAGCCTTTTCTCTTAAAGTTTCACTTGATAGATATATAAAATACAATAATCCTTTTTCAGTATCATTTTTCAACATCTCTCTAATATCTGCTAAATCTCCCCTAGATAATGATTGAAACTTAATTGATCCACCTAGAAATTGACTTCCTATCTTCACATATTTAGTTTTAAATCTTTCTACACACTCGTCTTTCTTTGCTATAATTTGTTCAATTGTTAATTCCATACTTAATACACTCCTTTTTCTTTCTTTTTTTCTTAATCATCATTACTTGTAATAGTTTTATAGATACTGGTTGCCCAGTCATGTTTATCTTGAATTACATCTACAAACTGAGCTGATTCAATTTGAAATCCAGCTTGAAATTTTTCTGTTAAAAAATCAGTATCAGATTTTAAAGAAAATAAATTCATATCACCTTCTAACCAGCAATTCCCTATATAAATGGATTCATAATCTCCCTGTTGATTTTTAACATTTGCTTCTAAAGTAAATGAAAAATACTGAAGATACTTTAAGCACTCCAGCATTGCAGGTTTAAATCTACTATATACTTTGTTAAATTCAAAGGTTATAATTCCATTCAAAGCAGTCATAAACTTACCTTTAGTTACACTATTTAATAAAGTTATTTCCTTTACATCTGGAATTACTTTTATTTCTAATTCTTTTAGTTCAGCGATTTCTACATTATCAATTTTCATATAGCCTTGATTGCTAAGTAATATTTTATAGGGATCAACACTCTTACTCATTATTCATCACCCCCACTTTCTTCATCTGAATCACTTGTACTTGCTCCTACAGCAATATCTACTGGATTTCCTTTGCTATCATAGACAGCAACTTTTGTAATTATGTCTGAAGCATCTTTTTTGTAATTCATATTAATCATAATTCCATCTGGATTAGGTAAGTTTGGAGTTGAACAAGCTTTAATAGTTTGTCTGCTCCAATATGTATCACAAGGCATTAGATTTACATTTCCACCAACATCCATAAACATATAATAAAAAATACCTGTATTTCGATGAACTTCCGTTGCAATCATCATACAGGCATCATAAGCTGATTTATTTCTTATTAAATGATTTATTTGTAAATTTGAACCAATTGCGTTTGCACCTTTACCACCAAATATTCCACCTTCTGAATATGGTATATTCAAATCTTTAAAGATTGTACTTATGGCATCATAAGCTGATATATTCGTAAAGTTATAACATACTTTAGATTTTGTTAGATTTCTTATGTAATCATAGCAATCTAATGTAAGTGTTTCCTTGTCTACAGACATTTCAACAGTTTCAATTTTTCCTCTATAATAACAAGAATCATTTATGTAAACTTCAATTTTCTGACCAGTATCAAAAAAGAATGACGGTAAAGCTGTATTATAAACACCATAAGCCATTTTTAAATTTAATTGTTGGCTTACTTTATCAATACCACATGAATATTTCATACTACTTATCAAGTCAGTTACATTTTTATATGAACCATCTGAATTATAAATATAAACATTCATATTTCCATTTCCTATAGCCAATAATTCTCACCTCTTTTTATTAAATTCTATTATCTTACTTTATAAGCCTGTCCATAGTTTATATCCGTTGGATTTTTCATCCCATTTAAGTCCATAAAGTATTTATATTTTTCACTATCACCATATAACTTTTTTGCTATTTGAAGAATATTTTCTCCCTCAGTAGGATAATAATAATCACTTGAATAATCTGTACTTGCTGAACTATTATCATATTGAGTATATTCCTTGTATTCTTGGAACTCTAATTGATAATATACATTTCCAGTAGGATCTTTTCTTCCATAAGTAAACTTCTTTATTTGGCAACTATAGTAACCCTTCCAAGTTTCAAAAAAGAAAACTAGTGGTGTAGCTTCCTTTTTCCAAGTCAATAACTTATCACAGTAATATGAATATGGGTCTTGTATATTATCTCCACTAATATCAAACCAATATTTATACATCTTGTTATTATCAACAATTCCTCTAAAATTTTCATTTGAAAATCCTGCAACACCTACATCTTTACATGGAAAGAAACTTTCGATTGTCCAAGTTGCTAGTTTTCTTGTCATACCTACTGGATATTCACCATGGTTCAATAATTTAATTGTTTCTACGTTACTATCTTCAGTGAACATAACGTCTGCTGGTGAGACAGGTAATACAAGTGTCTCACTATCTTCGTATTTATTATGTTCACCATATAAAGGATATAATGCTATTTGTGAACTACCTTGAATATGAGTTAAACCTTTATTACTTTTTGCATATTTTAGAGAATCTTTAGCAATTTTTTTTTCTTGTATTAAATCAGCCATATTATTGTCTCACCTCCTATTTAGAATTTCCCTGTGCTTGTTTTAAGGATTCCATTATCTCATCAAAATTATTTGCTGTTATAGTTTGAATTGTTATATTGTTATAAACGCCTACATTATCATTTTTCATATAGTCGTGAATTTCTTCTCTCTGCTCATCGTTTAGATTAGAATTCTTAGCTAAATATGTACTTGCATTATAGTCAGTTACTATATTTGTGCCAGAATATTGAGTTGTGTAATCTCCAGCAGTCAAATTATTATTATTATTATTTGCATATGGATTAGATACAGAACTCCATTCATCAGACGTTGGTAATCCAATTATGTTTGCTGCTCTATCACCTTGCCCTGTAGCATAATCTTTTACATAAGCACCAACATCGCCATTTGCTATATCAACACCTGTTTTTGCCTCAGTCTTCAATTTAATTCCTTGATCTTTTAATACTTTATCTAATAGCTTAGGCAAATTATTTATGAAATTAGTAAACTCTGGACTTGAGGTTAACTTCTTAATGAAGTCAGCTATCGAGTCTCCCATTTGTTTTAATGTCTTTCCAACATCTTTCCAATCTACTTTTTTCATTAAATCAGAAAGTGCATCAGTAACAGCTTTTACACCTTGTCCTAATCCAGAACCTAAATCTGTTAACATACCTTTTGTTTTATCATCATCAAGCCAATTGTTTAAATCAGTCATGAAATCGTTAAATGCACTAACTACAGTTACTTGACCTGATTTCATCATTCCAGTATTATTTGCATCAATTCCCAATAAATCTGCTTTTAAAGTTTCCCAATTCCCTTGTAATCTATCTATCATACCCGAAATTGTATGAGAATATTTTTCTGTTAATCCATTAAAAGATGTTTCCTTTTGAACGTAATCAGTCAATAAATCAAAATACTCTTGTTTATTTTCAACAGTACCTTTCTTATTAAAAGCATCTTTCCATTTTGCATAATCTTTTGGGTCAGTCTTTTTTAAAGATTGTAAATATTTGTTTATTTCCTTATTATCTAACATATAGTTAGTTTTAAGGCTAGTACTTCGTCCTGCCATTGCGTCTACGACCGAAAAGCCAACATGGGAAGCCCCTAATTCTGGTTTAACACTTGCAACATCTAATAATGTCATAAGTTGTTTTGAATTATAATTTACGTGGCTCCCTGCTAATTTTTTCTGCAACTCACCTATTTCACTCTCCGAATATGGTGTTTCTTTAGCTATTTTAGTTCCCATTTGATAATATTGTTGACCCTTAACTGGGTCGTTATCATATAGGGTATCTAACGCTATTCTATTAGTTTGGAATTGTGAAGCTTCCATAAGTCCTTCTTTTATACCATCCAAGCTTAATAGGTTTCCTGTTAAAGAATTTACTGCATTAAAACCTTGTTCGGCATAACCCTCAAGTGCAGATATTCCCTTTTGAACAGCAGTAATTCCAATACCAACAACACTCATAGTTCCTAGCATTTTACTAAAATTACCTGTAAACAATCCTGTAAAAAAGTTTTCACCCTTGGAGGTTAGTTCTATGCCACTATTAGGACTAGAATTCTTACTTTTATTTGAACTACCAGTTCCACCAATATTTATTTTCATTCCAGATTTAGCTAGTGTTTCAGCATCTTTATTAATTGTTTTAAAAACACTTTGAACGTTAGTTCCCATTTGGGTATATCTTTTTGTTAAATTCTCAATAGATTTATTCTGAACTTGTTCAACTCTTTCAGTTGATTTAACAATAGAGTTTGCAACTTTATCATTTTGTCCAGTTATTCTATTAGATGCTTCTTCCATTTTCTTGCTAATTCTATCTAAAGATTGCTCTAGTCTTGTACTAGATGATTCTAATTTTGAAACTAGCTGACTAAAAGCTGTTTCAGCACCAATGACGCTCTTTGCAAACTTATCTAATTGGCTTGTAAAGGCGTCCTTAACTTCAAGTCTGGCTGATAATACATCTATATTTGACATATAACTAACCTCCTTCCTTATTATTTTTTAAACTAATTTATCATCTTTTTTATGTAATTCCTTATAAATTTTAATTAGTTCTTCAACATCTTCTTTTCCCATAAATCCTCCCTAAAAATAAATTAAGAGCAGTCATAAACCTCTCTTAATTCAAATATCTATCAAGTTTATTAAATTCTTTCCATTCAGTTTTTTCAGCTATATTAATTAATTCTTCTTTTGAACGAGTTAAATTTCCCTCTATATTTATAGGCTTTTTATTTAAAATAGCACCTTCTTTTTCTATATAGAACTTTTCCAAATAGTACAAATCATTTCTTGAAAGATTATATTCGGTTAAATCCTTATATAAAATGCACTCCAAATTATAATCATTTACTAAATCTTCAGCAGACATTTTTAAATTTGAATGCGAACATAGATGAAAACTGGCACGTTCTATAAAGCATCTTCCTCCTGTACTTCCAATATATAGGTTATCGCCGTCAGTATTCACATAAAAATATATAAAATCCCCTTTATTTGCTTCTCTCCAGAGTCTAGCAGTTTCTAACATATGTTCTTTATGTGCCAAATAATAATTGTGAAAATAATCTGGATTTCTCCTTTTCCATTCTTTCATATATTCTTGTTGTGTCATTTCCATAGTATTATTGTTTTCTCATTCCTTTCTTTTGTTCATTGTGTTTTCTCACTATAGCAGCCTTACTTTTTAAAGACTTTTTCTCCGCTTTTGTATGACAATCATTAGCTTTAATTTGTTTTCCCTCAAGCTTCAGTTCTAGAGCTAACAAATTCAGTTTTTCGTCAATACTTAAATTTTTGTAATTCCTGCGAATTTCTCTTACTTTTTTTAGCATTGCAAAATAATTAATTAACATTTTTTGACCTTCTTTCTGTTTCAAATGTGTACTTTTAAAGCACCAACAAATATACTAAATCCCAGTTTCAACCTTCATATAAGAAGGTCAATTCAAAAATATAAAGGTTATAGGAATCTAATATATTTATTGCTACTTTAATTTTTTCAAAAAACTATTGCTTTTTATTGCTTTTAATGATATATTTATAATAAAATGGGGTTTTTATAATTATTTTTTTAAAAAAGAGACTATATATAAATATAATCTCCAAGAGAGTAAATGAAAAAAAGAAATTTATATAATAAAAAGCCACTTCTGAATAAGCAGCTTAATATTAACTTTATTAATGCCTATAATTTATTGTGCATAGTCAACACTTTAGCGTTCTATCTGTACAGAATAGACAGACGAGAGAAACTTTATCTCTTGCTTGTAGCTGACCACGTCTAGGATATCTATCATTTTTTTGAAGGACGGTGGATTTGCACCACGTTTATATCCAGACTACTATAATATGTTAAACGAAATATACAATTAAAACCAGAAATCGTATATTCAATTAGGCAGAACCTAAAAATATAGGCTCTATAGAAATCACATAATTAATTATGATTTCTAACAGCTTATATTGTTCTATAAAAATCTACGAACTTATAATCATCATTTTCAATTTTACAAACTACCCAACCTTGACTCCAAATACCATTTAAAGCATATTTCATCTGATAATTATTACCTTTATATTTTTCTAAGAATTTAATTTCTTTTTTAATTTCGTCCCAAGAATCTTTTAATTCCAGTTCCTTTAAAGCCTTATATGATGATTCTAGTCCCTGCTCTATTGTAATCCATTCTCCGTATATTTTATCGTTGGCAAATTCTATATCATATTTTTCATCAATAAATTCTTCCAAATCATCTATTGTCATATGTCCCCCCTTTTAAAGCACCAATCGCTATATTTATTATTTACAACCTATCTTAAAATTTATAAATTAACTAATCCTTTTTAAAATTCTAAAATAATTATCCTCTGGCTCTCCATACCAATCATCATATGTATAATTAATACCATCATAGCTACTAAAACTTGAATGATTATCTATAAACTTTTTATCTAAGTGCTTAATAAAATCTATATTATCTATTGTTATAATTCTATTCAGACCTTTTATAGAACCATCATTTTTTAATTTCTTAAATATATTTATTATGTTTTTACTTCTTATATATATTACATCTCTATATTTATCTTCTTTATTTTCTAATAAACCAACTGCGAATAAATCTAAAAATCTATTTTTCTTATTCATAATCTCTCTCCCTTTTCTCTTTTATTATTTATTTTAAATTATTAATAAAAAACTATTGCATTTGCTTTTTATTAATGTTATAGTATATTTAGGATTTAATTATTATTTTTAAAAATAAAAAAATTAACTATATATAATATTTGAAATCAGAATTAAGTTAGCCGATGACAACCTTTTTTTACCGTTAATAAAGTAACTTATCATACCTTCACTTAATCCAATTTTTTGAGCAATAAATTTGGATTTTATTCCATTCTCTTTCAAGTAGTTTTTTAAGTCTTCCCTTATTACGTCTTGTTTCATGATTATCACCCTTTCTAAAAATTTAATCTAATTTTTCTTAACTACTATCTACCTTCCTATATTAATAATTATTTTTTACATAGTATTTACATTGACAATGGTAAGTGATAGTCAAATTTTCCTTATTTTTATTTAGTTTTTTATCATTTTGACTATCACGAACGTTAAGGCTTGTCAATATTTTTTCTGAAATTTTGCAAGGTTATTTTTTCATGTGTTTTAATATACTACTGCTATCCTTTAAATCTATTGAATTTCCTGTCTTAGATACTTCAAACTTAACAATACATTCTAATGTTATTTTGTCTTTTTGTATCTTCAACTCTATCAATTCTTTTTCTATTAATTCCTTTAAATGTTCGTCTACTTTTGAACCATTAACACCAGTAAACTTATAAATTGTGGCTCTAGTTACAGTTTTCTTGGCAGATTGACCAATTAATAACTTTTTATTATGTTCCTTGAAAATTAAATCTAACATTATTAGTACCTTTAAAATTCTGTTTGCTTGTGGTTTTAATTCTAATTTATCTATTTCTGAGAAAGTATTTTGTTTAAAGAATTTTATTTTAGTTTTCTCCTTGTCTTCTAAAGTATCTATTTCATTAATTTTGATTTTCTTAGAATTTTCTTTTGCCTTTTCTTTCTTTTGTTTTAATATTTCATTTCTTTCATTATTCAATTCTGAAAACTCTTTATCTCCATAATACTCATTGTGAATCCTTTTATTTAATTCAGTTCCGAAAACATTCCATAACAAATCCTTGGCTTGATTTTTTAATGCAAATTCTTTATCACAGTAAAAAGCATATACTAAATAATCAATCAACTTATCCTTATTTCTAGTTGTTTCTTTATTTATTGAAGCTAATTCGTTTTTACAGTATCTATAAAAATATTTAAATTTGTCGTACTGCTCTACTCTTTTATCACTATCATATTCACATTTTTCAATATCTATTGAATTAGCCTGTGTTAAATCATCATGTTCTTTTTTTAATACTTCTAACTTACTTTTAACTAAAGGATATGAAGCATTTCTAACATTAATTTTATCCTTTATTAATAAGGTATAAAATTAACTTTATTTTTACCAGTTTCTTGATTTAATACTGTGTTTAATTCTTTCGCCCATGTTTCTGCTCTAGCAATATCAACAAGACCTGCACCATCAAAAGGCATAAATTCAAAATCCTTTTTTTGATTTAATTTCACATCAAATTTACCAGTTTCATCTTTAATTACTAAATCAAAAGTTTCATTAATTGTCTTTTTGAAATCATCTATAACTACAATATTGGGTGTTGATACTGGAATAGTATCACTATTAACAAGTCCTACATATGCATTAAATTTTGATATTTGTTCATGCTCCATATCTTCTGGCAAACCACATAAAAGAATTGTCATAGCATTATTAAATAATTCTTCTTTAATGAAAATAACCTTTTTATTTCTCACATTCCCACTACTAGCCAAAATTCTTTTATACAAAACATTATTAACTTCTATAAGTCCATCTTTTTCAATTTGTCTATATTTTGGTACTGAGACAGCCACACAGATTAAATCTTTTATGTAAGTATAACCATTTTCCTCGGTGCTATTATTTCCAAGATTCAATGCTCTAATTATTCTAATTAACTCTGTATCTCTTACAATTATTTTATTATTATCCTCAAACTTATTTTTACATTTTATAAATAATTCTTTTTCTTTGTCTTCTAATTTATCAAAACTTGATTTATCTTTTATTGTTTTAGATAATGTACTAAATATTTTTTTATCAGTATTCCATTCATACATAAGTTTAGGAAATCGCTTTTTTCCCTCTGTAATATATACTGTTTCTATTTTCTTTGTACCATCTTCTAATATAATTTCATTAGTTATTGTTTTAATTTCAAAGTCACTTAATTTTAGTTTTGTCATTCTATATTTATTATTCATACTGTTTCTTCCTTCTTTCTTAATCTTTTAATATTTGTTCTAAAGTTAAATAAAATCTATTATTTGGATGCCAACTCGTTTGGCAGACAAAAGGTACAAGCAACAAAATGTGAATAAGTCTAATGTGAAGCTTTAGCTGAACAGACTTATGAAATATTTTTTGTTTGTGCCTAAACCTCGTAGAGTAGTGGATATTCCTAACGCCCTAACGGTTGTTCTTTTGTTCGTTCTTTCAGAACTCACAAATAGTATTAATTTTCTTACTCGTTATCGTTCAGCCTTGTGTTTTCAATGTCTAACAGGTTTTAAGATGAAATTTTCATACGCTTTACATAGCTAACATTAGTATTCATGCCATTCTTACGAAACACCATATCATACCTTACATAGAATATATTTATATGAGATAGCAACTTATAACTCTCTATCTATTGGTATCACAAGGTTTGAACAACATTAAGGTATTAATATTTAATAATCCAATTGATTTTTGTATTTCCTTTACTTCCTCCTGCTTTGAGTAAACTTTGTTTAATTCTTCTTTCCTTTATATCCTTAATGAAATCTTCATTTTTCCAAATCTTAGTCCAATTTGATTTACTTATTTCTAATTGCTCCATAACTTCATTAGATTTAATTCTTGTCCATTTATCTTCATTCTCAAGTTTCTTATCTATATAATTTAATAATTTGATACGATCAGTTACCTTTTCTTTTTTTATATCTGGATTTATTATATTTTTTTCATCAATTCCTTTTAATTGTTTTACTACTATAGAAATAGTTTCTATTGAACTTGTAAACACTTCAAATACCCCCTTTGGATTTCTATTCCTTTGTATACGCTTCAGTCCTTGATAACAAGATGAAGCCATGTCCGTAATCATCAAATCATATAATTCTTTCTTTCAAAACCCCATTCAGTTTTATATGAACCATCTTTAAACTTTATTTGCTTAGTTGACGTTATTAAATCTTCATCCTTTAAGCAAGTATCATTAAAATATTCATAGCAAAATATATAATAGGCTCTTGTAAGTCTATATGTATGTATATAGGCACACACTTCATAATCTTTGTAATTATCAACACCTCTCATATTTTCAAAATTTAAATATTTAAAATTGTTCAA